CCTCCGGCACGAGTATACGCCTTAGACTCGTAGTTATAAAAAGACTCCCCTATCAGCTCTGGTTTGTAATTAGGCATCGTACCCCCTTGGGTATACGAGAACTCTTCAGCTGCCCGCTCTTGTTGAGCTTTGAACTTGCTCCAATAATCTGATCTTTTGGTATATCTTCTTTTTTCGGCCATGTCAAAAATAAATTACACTTAAAGTTAATAAAGTGACTTTGAAAGTTACTTCCTCTACATTATAAACTCTGGGGTAAAGGTTTCTATAACATCTTCCACCTTGCACTCTTGAGCGTCCAAATAGACTTTGGCCATCCAATTGGCCAGAATAAGAGCCGAATAAGAATCTTTGCGTGCTTTATCTGGACTTGTTTGCCTGCGCAAATTAGAAGGCAAATCAAAGGTTTGGGTTCCTTGCGGAGTAGTGGTGATCTGCACCAGAGCACATTCATTTTTGGTTAATTCTAACATATCCGACTGATGTTCAATAAAATCAATCATTTTAGCTCCTCTGGACTGCTTCATCTCCTCCGAAGCTCTTAAAAATTTAATATCCTGAATTTGAATATTTTTATTTTTTTGTGTGGCGTAAGAGTCGTCTATAGCTCTGCTGGCAAAATAAACACGGCGATGATCAAAATTAGCTTGCAATAGTTCGTTGGCCTGTCTAATCCAATGACTAGTAGGCTTTCTCAAAATTACATATTTATGATCTTTTCTGTTGTATTGGTTTTTGTATGATCTTAAATCGCTTTGATAATCTTCTGGCTTATCAAGGTTAGCTTCAATGGTTTTAAGATTTATTTCTTTTTTCTTGAAACTGGCACTTTCATTACAAGCTTGTAAAAATTGAACTCCCCCGTTATAGTCCCCGCAAACAGCTACTATGTTAAAATTTTCCAAACAAAACAAAAAATAATTTATATGGTGCTTCAGGGAAGTTCCCGATAATGCATAACTATGGACTAGGGTGATCTTGTGCTCCTCGGGATGCAGCTTCATAATTTGAATTGCAAAATCATCAGAACTTTCGGTCTGAGACCACGAGGGGTCAAAGGCCAATATATATTCTGCGCTAGGGTCTCCTTGGACCTCTACGGAAGGCAGCTCGCCGTCCGTAACTGTACACAAGGCCATTTTACTCGTCTTGAAATAACCAGAACTGTCATCTGTAAAAATAGCGCCAAACTCTCGCTCAAACTGAGACTGACTCATTGTTGCCTTAGCTTGATTGATTAAATTTTGATCGTACAGCTGCTGAGGCGCACAGTCGTAGCTGTACTGCATTATGCACCGAGAGGCTTTGTCCTTTTTCTTATCGCCGGCAATCAAGTGTTCAAATTGGGTATACATTTTGTAAAGATATTCGAATTTATATGAAGCCGAAGATAAAGCAATAAGTTTATTGTTGGGCCACACGTGTCTGTCCTCCTCCTTCATTTTGTTCTCTTTCAGGAGACGGTTTTCAAGCTTAAAAAGGTCGTCTCGTTGAACTGGATTCTCTACCACGGACAAGAAAGGCACAATAACTTCATTGTAAATCCTCTCTGGCATCAACGCAAACTCGTCAATAATAATTCTATGAAAACGAAACCCACGCAACTTTTCACCATCCCCCAATGGCAACGCTCGAATACGACTACGTCCAATTTCCATAAGCCACTCGTCATTACTTTTTGTTGTTTTAGTGATGCACTGACGGAAAAATTCGGCCTCCGGCTTAGCGGCAACATCTTCTATTTTTTTGAAAATCATTTTGGCTTGCCTAAACGATTTCGACAATATCCCAATCTCCACCCCTTGATTTAAAACCGCGTCTAAGGCTGCAAAAATACCCGTTGTAAAAGACTTCGACATTCCCCGAGCCCACACTCCGAGAAAATAATCGGTTTCGAACATCGACTTGATGGCTAAATGTTGAAAAGGGAAGAGCTTTACGCCTAATATTAAATCGACTGCAAAGGTAGTGTTGTTTCTTAAAAACTCATAAAGAGCAAGCTTAGCTTCCTTCTCGTCTATAAATCCATTGAGTTTTAGCAACTCTTCGTTACTTCTCAATGTAGACGTACGCCTGTGTTGATGACCTTCTATCCAGCTCATTTGGTATCTAAAAAATATTGTAAATCAGTTTGCCATACCTTTTTTCCATGCAATAAAAGTAATGGAATCAAGATGGAGGCATTTTCCCTGCTGTCTGCGAAAACAAATTGGCACCTTCGGGGGTATTCATGGGAGATATCCTTGATTTGCCTTAACGTATAATCCATATTAGAGCGCCTGTTAAAAATTTTATTTTCCTTTGTTATTTTTTGAACGCTAGACTCTATAACTACAAAAAGATAACAGTCCATTTCTTGGGCCCTCTCGATTTCCCTCTTGAACCTCTCTATATTATTTTTTCCTAAAGTGCCCTGCAAATCATTTCCTGATTTACGATCTACAAAAGTATAGCTATAATGATCTCCCATGGCTGTATAATCCCCTATATCCAATTTAAGGCTTATGGTTTTGCAGTCAAACGCTAGAGGTTTTTGTTCTCGAGTGTCTACCGCAACAGTAAAATCCGAGGGAACTTCTTTTGTAAAAAAATCTTTTGGAAGGTTCTTGTCGTACAAAGGTTCGCACCCTACAGATTCACAAGCTGCATTATAGCTCCCAAAAAGTTTACGGTAAAGAGACAGGGACGGCATGAATGAATTAGTGGTTTCCAAATGGAAAGGGCCATATTTTCTTTTCTTTTTAAAGCCCCGTTTTTCTAATATGGAAAGAGCGTATTCCTTCACTTCTTCCTCGGAGTTCTGGTCGCACCACTTGAACATCTGGCTTTTTGTCGAAAAATCTCTTTCGAAATATTCGTCAAACCTTTTGAACGGAAGTGGGTCTCCCGTAAGCTTATTTTTCCGAGGGTGATATTGTGTATAGTAAGAAGCTAAATTTAAACCGTGTTGCTTGAGGTGTTTGTGCAAAGAGGCTCGGCTAGTAAATTCTTTTTTACATTCAGCGCAAGGGAAAATTATGTTACATATTCTTTCCATTATATAGCGTCTTCTTTAGAAACTCCAAGTACACGAGCTTTCCAGTCAGACATTTTTTCTACTTCGTCAGCCTCTTTTCTAACCGCTTGCTTTTGCATGTCGGCCATTTTTATCATCAACTTTCTCTCTTCTTCGTCTTGAAAAAGCTGAACCAAAGAAATTACGGAAGCGTTCCTTTGTTGCTGATTAGCCACCCTCTTCGCCCTCTCGCCGTTTAATTTAGCAAGCATTTTATCTATGCGGTTAATGCACTGGTTATATTCTTCCGCCTTAGTTTTAAGCATCTCTGTTAGGCGCATTGTTAAATCGTTTTGCCCCTCAGTATCATCAAACATCAAATTAAGTTTTTGTTTTTGTTGTTCAATCTCTTTAATGTTTACATAATCCATGCAAACGTTAACATATAAATTTAATTCGTCTGAAGTTAAATCTGGTTTATCCCACGTGCTTCGAATATACTCTGATTCAAACAACTCCCTACTTTGGCGCGTAACATAAGAGCCTATAACTTGCACAAATCTTGGAGCGTTTAAATAAGTTATCAGTTTCTCTATGCACTTCCTGTCTCGCAAGTTCATTTTTTCCGATTCAAATTCTGTTGACGCGACCTTGTTTAATCTCTTGATCGCTGTAGAAAGAATGCGGGGAGGCGTGTATTTTTCTCCGGCTGCATCGTCTCGCATGTTAATGGCCGCCGGAAACTCTTTGGTAATATACTCGCACAAAGCTATGAACTTGTCAGTCTCAGGAAAGCCTTTGCTTTTAGAGTCTTTAGGCCAGAGCAATTGACCGACCTCTAATTTCGTCACCTCCGGGCAATAATGCTGTTTAACAAAAGATTTCTCCTCGTCCGTTAAAAAATGTTTTACCACTCTTTTTTTGACTTTAGTTTTATAGCTTAAACCCTCCTCTATCCAATATTTTCGCAGAGCTCTCCCTCGAACCGTACTCCCCTTTTCGTTTTCGTCATTAAAAAGTTTTTTGGTTACCCCACTTAAATCGCCGTCAAGCTCTTCAAACAACTGAAGGCTTCTTTCCTTTTCTTCTGGTTTTAGGATGTATTCTTTCATTCAAAAAAAATATCGGTTTCGTTGCATATCTTTTTGGCAATCCTTTTGTAAAAATTTTTTAAGTTTTTGATTTGCTTGTAGCCAGCCTTCCTACCCTTTTCGTTACTTTTATAACCTAATACTTTGGCAACCGTCTCTTCTTCAATGTGGTCAACAAAGAGCATTTTATAAATAATATAATGACGGTCATTCAGGAACTGGCGCATTCGTAAATGCATCGACGATACCGCACCGCTAATATCATAATGGTCTTCCGGGAGAGTGCACTTGTCATAGGTATTTGTCTCTAGCGAAACAGGGATCTTGATGTCATAAGCCTGCTTTCTAGTTTTGTACCATTTTGCGTAAAGGTCGCATTCTTCAGACTGGAGCCCACTTTTGGTTACAGAGCATAAATTGGATATTTGGCCGCTTCCCTGCTCTTTGGACTGGTTGTGTTCACAGCTTATACAGGGACGCGCAAAATTGGAGTAATTGTTGCGAAGGATATTCTTTAGTTGGTTGGATATAATCTTGTTCACCCACGGTTCAATTGCCCGCGATTGATCCCATTGGCTCCACTTGTTGTAAATGTGAGTACGGAAAATTTGCGATACGTCATCAAAGTCTA